AATATTTAGTAGTAGGCGGCGGTGGTAGTGGAGCTGCAGCTAATTATAGTAACATAGGAGAAGGTGGTGGAGGAGCCGGAGGTTTTCGAGTTTATGATGGCTGTTCACCAGCTACTCCCCCTTTAAATGCCCCAGCCGCAGTTGCGGTTACAGCGGGGTCGTACCCTATTGCAGTCGGCGGTGGCGGTGCTGCTCAGACTTTCCCTGGTTCTACAACTGCTGTGTGTGGTGCACAAGGAAGTTCTTCAAATTTTGGATCTATTGCATCTGCTGGTGGTGGTTTTGGAGCGTTGTGCGGTGGCGCATCCCCTCCTCAACCTGCTGGAACCGGTGGCTCAGGTGGTGGTGGAGGCAGAGGAAATGCAAACTTTACAGATGGCGGAGCAGGAAATACTCCACCCGTAGCACCACCTCAAGGTCAAAACGGTGGCGGTGGAACTCCATTAGGTTCTAGAGCAGCACCTGCACCTTCCCCTAACAGAAACGGTGGTGGTGGTGGCGGAGCTGGTGGAACTGGTGGGACTGCAGACGATTATGGAGCTAAATATGGTGGAACGGGATCCTATGTATGTGGACAAAATTTTTTTGGCCCTCCAGGTGGCAATTACGGAACTCCTGGACCTGTTGGCCCAGGAAGATATTTTTCTGGTGGTGGCGGCGGAGCTGGTCAGCTGGTTCATCCCGAGGGACAAGCTGGTGGCGCAGGAGGTGGAACGGATGGTAGAAATAGTGGTGGTCCTGCAACAGATGCCACTGCAAATACCGGCGGTGGAGGTGGAGCAGCAGGAAATGTTCCTTTCCCTGCAAATGCCTATGGTGCTGGACGTGGAGGTTCTGGAATTGTGGTAATAAAATATAAATATCAATAATAATGAGTGAAATAAAAGTAAATAAATTAACACCAAGAACAAATTGTGGTACGGTCACATTAGGGGATAGTGGAGACACTATCGCTTTAGGAAGTGGTGCTACTCAAACAGGTTTTGGTAGAACAGGCACGGTAGATTGGGTTACAACTCCTCAAACCGGTACAGTAACAGCGGCTACCGGAAAAGGATATTTTGTTAATACAACATCAGGAGGAATCACAGTTAACTTACCAGCAGGAGCTGCTGGTTCAATTGTTTCTCTAGCGGATTACGCCAATACTTGGCACTCAAATAATGTTACAGTTTCAGCTGATGGTTCAGAAAAAATTGCTGGATTAACTACTGATGCTGTTTTAAGTACACAAGGTCAATCGATAACTTTAGTATATGTAGATGGCACTCAGGGATGGGTGACAACATCTGATTCAACAGAAAATATAGTAGGGGCAGCATACGTTGCGGCAACAGGGGGAACGCCTTGTGCGGGAACAACTGTTGGTGATTATAAAATTCATGTATTTACCGGTCCAGGAACTTTATGTGTGTCTAACGCAGGAACTGCTCCAGGAAATAATAAAATAGATTATTGGGTATTAGGTGGTGGAGGCGGCGGTGCATCCGGAGGAAATGGAGCTGGTGGTGGCGGAGGAGCTGGAGGTTTTAGAGAATCAGTTCCTAGTTGTAATGCTTGGGCTGGAAGTCCATTAGCAAGTCCAGGCGGAGGAATTGTAGCTGCAGTACAAGGTTATCCAATAGCAGTCGGTGGTGGCGGTGCTGGAGGTACAGGTACTTCACCTGCAACCCCTGGTGTAGTCGGAGTAAATTCAAGTTTTGCAACTGTAACATCTGCAGGCGGTGGATTTGGTGCAGGATATGTACCAGGACCTGGCTCGTGTCAAGGAGGAGCCGGTGGATCAGGAGGCGGAAATGGTGCTTGTACAGGTTGTGCAGGAGCGGGTAATACCCCGCCTGTAAGTCCTCCTCAAGGAAATCCAGGAGGATCAGCTTCTCCAGGTGCATCTAGTAAAGACAGTGCCGGAGGTGGTGGCGGTGCTACTACAGTAGGTACAACTGGATTAAACCCTCCAGGAGTAGCAGGCCCAGGAGGAGCCGGTGGTACAACAAATATTACAAATGCCCCTTTAATTAAAGGTGGCGGCGGCGGTGGTGGAGCAAGATGTGCTGCAGTATCTGCTGGAACTGGGGGACCAGGTGGTGGAGGCGCTGGCGGTAAAGCAGCAGTTGCTGGTGGTACAGCGGCAGCTAATACAGGTTCAGGTGGTGGCGGCGGTGGTTTTGTAAGTGCTGGATCATATGGAGTGGGTGGAGCTGGTGGATCAGGGTATGTAGTTATAAGGTACAAATTTCAATAATATTTATGTATTGTTTAAGAATTAATTTTAAGATATAAGGAGAAACATTATGGCACATTTCGCAAAACTAGGATCAAACGGAAAAGTTATTCAAGTATTAACTTTGAATAATAGTGATATGTTAAACGCTGATGGCGTTGAAGATGAAACAGTAGGACAACAATATTTAGAACAACACAATAATTGGCCTGCACAAATGTGGATTCAAACTTCATACAACACAGTAGCTAATACACATTCATCAGGTGACAATTCAAAAGCATTTAGAGGAAATTACGCAGGCATTGGTTATGAATGGGACGAAGATAATAATATCTTTTGGTCTAAAAAACCTCACGCTTCTTGGGTAAAAGACGTAGCTACAGCTAATTGGAAATCACCAATCGGTGATGCTCCAGCTTTAACAGCTGAACAACAAGCACAAAACGACGCAGATACTCATGAGTGGTATTATGTGTGGAATGAGGCTGGTCAATCTTGGGATATAGTAGACGCTAGAGCCTAATTGATCTAGATCAAATCTTTTAAATTACATTGACATTATAATACCTTCCTTTATAAAAGGAATTGGTATGCAAAAGAAAGTACTCTCAGAAATCGATTTACATTATGGCAAAATAGATATGCCTAAAGGTTTTGAAATAGACCGAGACAAACTTCAATCCGATATTTTATCATCACAAATTAAAAATTCAAAATTTCCATTCTCAAGAGAATGGGATAAATTAAGTACTTATATGCGAGAGCATATAAACCTAGAATATGGATTTACTTTAGTGAATAAAGAAACGTGGGGAAATATGTACAAACCTAAAGAAATATCTATCCCTTTATTAAATATTGACCCAGTTGATTTAAGAAACTCTCCTGATTACACATTCCTTTATGGAGTAAATGTTAAAGACTGTAGTGTTAGAATACATTATGATTCAAACAGAAGAGCGGGAAGAAGTTGGGACATACCATTAAAAAATAACCATTTTATTATGTTTCCATCTACTCAAATGTATTACATCACTAACACTCAAAAGGATTCCTTAAACTTTATTTTAACTACTAGTTATGAATATATATAAAAATTTTTTACCAAAAGATATTTATAAAGAACTTAAAAACTCTATGATGTCAGATCATTTTCCTTGGTATTTTAATGATGGAGTAAATAATTTACCTGATAAATATTTTCAATTTACTTTTGTTTTTATAAAAAATGGTCAGTATCAATGTTGGGGTCAATGGCAAGATGTTATGATTCCAGTATTAAAACATATTAAACATAAAAAAATAAATAGAATAAAAGCTAATTTATTAACAGCAACAGATAAAATAATCGAACACGAATTTCATATTGATCAAGAAAAAGGTAAAACAGGTATTTTGTATTTAGACAATAGTAATGGATATACGAAATTTAAAAACGGTAAAAAAATTAAAAGTGAAGAAAACAAGTACGTTGAGTTTGATTCTATATTAGAACACACAGGTTCATCTTGTACCGATAAAAAAAGGAGAGTTGTAATAAACTTTAATTATCAATGAATTTATCTAATTATTTCTGGTATTTTAATGCAGCGCTTACACCAAAGTTCTGTGATGAGGTTATTAAATATGCATTATCTAAAGAAGAAGTTATGGCTAGAACAGGTGGCTATGGTGATAGAAAATTAAAAAGAAACTCTGATTTAGTATGGTTGAATGATACTTGGATATATAAAGAATTACATCCCTACGTTCATATGGCTAATAAAAATGCTGGTTGGAATTTTGAATGGGATTGGTCTGAGTCTTGTCAATTTACAAAATATAAATTAAATCAATATTACGATTGGCATTCTGACCCTTGGCATAAACCCTATAATAGAAAAGATAAGAATGCAGTTGATCACGGTAAAGTTAGAAAATTATCTATGACTTGTCAATTAACAGATGGTTCAGAATATACCGGTGGAGAATTAGAATTTGATTTTCGAAACTATGATCCAAATCTGAGAGATGAAAGTAAACATATACGAAGCGTACCTGAAATATTACCTAAAGGCTCTATCGTAGTATTTCCTTCACATTTGTGGCATAGAGTTAAACCAGTAACGAGAGGAACTAGATACTCACTTGTCGTATGGCATTTAGGATATCCATTTAA